AAACAAATCGGACATAACCAAACAAAGCCGCATTATTCCTACGCTCTTTCATGCATACCAGATTCATTTTTGACGACAATCAATCATTTTTAATTGTTCGACTCCCATCGCCTCCACCATGAAGAAAGAACGTCATTTCGTTAAGAAATGACGTTCTTTTCTTTATCATGGTAACATTTTTGGTAACACACCGCTGAAAAACAGCTTTATAAACGCAAAAACATCCCCGAGGAACCGTCAGGATCCCCGGGGATGGTGCTATGTATGGCCGTTTTTGGCAGCGTGGCCACGGTGGTGATACCGGCGGTGATCACTCAGACAAAGAGACAATCTTCCGCATTACTAGCTCATACTCTTTCGGGTACACCATCTTTATTGCTTTCATGTGCTCGTCAAGCACCTGCATCAGACCGCCAAATGGCACAGAGCTGGCAGCCGCCACAAAGTCGCTTTGCGGTTCCGCTGCCGTGGAGTACGCCGCCCGGTAATCCGTGGGTGGAAATGCCTGGCTCTGCGTTTCAGGTGTGTGCGCTTCTTCCAGCTCGTCCCGCACAGTGCAGAGGGCGGCAAGCTTTTCCACGCTCTGCCAGTCCGTCGAACCGCATTTCAGCTTGTGAATGTGGGTGTTGATCTCGTCAATGTCCATGCCTGCCGCCCCCTTTCTTATGCGTTGCGCAAGATGTCAGCGGCCCGCTTGTAGGCGTCACGCTCTGCACCGGTGGCCTCCTGCATCATGTCCTCGATGTCAGAGATCATACGCTCACGGCCATCCGTGCGGGAGTAGTGCCCGCGCACATAGTGACGGCCTCGGTTGGCATAGCTGTTGCCCCGGTTGTAACCGTTTCCGGCATCATGGCCGAAAGTCCCGCGCATGTCAGCTTCCCACTCGCCCGCACGGCTGTACTCGCCGCCCTTGCAGTAGTCCTCGATGCGGTGGATGTCCAGAATGATGTCCACGATCTCGCCGATCATCTCAACATCACCCGGGGATCGGTTCTTTTTGTCGGTCAGCTCCATGAGCTCTTCGCACATCTCATCCTTCAGATGATTCAGTTTATCCAGCATGACTTTATCTCCTTTCTTATGCTACCCGCTCAACAATCAAATTGCTGTTTGCAATGCTGACTGCCTGCGTACTGGTGTTCTTAACCGCCACGGTCACGCAGCAGCCGCGCGGCACCTCGATGAACGCGGCCACGAAAACGTTGAAGAAATTTTCGACTGCCGCCGGGGTGACAATGGCTGTCGCACTGGTCAGCGACTCACCGCCGACAGCCAGCGCCACGGAAATGGGTCCAACAGTGCCGCCGGTGGGAATGGCGATATTGCCGCCAAAGCTTACCTTGAAGCGCGCTTTGCATTGATTGGTCAGACCCCGCAGGGTCACAAGTCCGCTGCCCTCACGGTGCATGATGCAGGCAGGGGCTTTCACCGCGGTCTCAGTCAGGGGAAGGTTTTCACCCGCCGCCACGATGACGGTGTTGGAGTTGCTAAATTCAGCCATTATCCAAAACCTCCTTTTCTGCACAAACAGGCGCATTTGCCGCATAAACGGTTTTTAAGATATCCATCCAAGAATTGGATGGATCTGCTTTTTCCGTATCAAGCAGGGTTTTCAAAATGAAAACATAAGTGTTCAATTCCATCATGCTCATTTTGTTCTTATCCATGCTGTACAGATAATCTACAAACTGCTGTTTCAGCTCTGCTACGGTCATTCAAATACTCCTTTCATAGAAAAACGCCGGGACTTTTGCCCCGGCGCTCTGGTTTGCAAAATCAGCTCAGGGGCTGAACATTTTCCATTTTGGAAAAAGTTGCCGTGATTCGGTTATGCGCAGTTGCCGCAGCCGGTCCCACAGCCATAGTAAATGGCGTTGGGGTTGGGCACCTGATAGGCAGGCACGGGAGCTTTCTGCTGCAGAGTCCCGATGATCTGGTTGGTCTGCGCGTTCATCGCGGTGGTCAGGAACGCGCTCTGGCGATCCTGAGAAGCAGCCCGGCGCAGCTCGTTGTTCTCGCTCTGCAGGGTGGCGATCTTATCGTTGGTCAGGAAGTCGAGCACCGCGCGGGTGTTGCTGTTCTGATTCTCGATGATGTCCCGGGTGTTGTTGTTCATGGCGTTCTGCGTTGCGCAGAAGCCCTGCTGCATCTGGTTCCGGGTGTCGCACTCCTGAGTGGCCAGATTGTAGTTAACGCCTTGGATCGCGGTCTGGGTCTTGCAGCAGCAGTCTGCCAGCTGTGTAGCCAGAGCATTCTGACCCTGCATCAGCGCAACGTTGGTGCCGTTGAAGCCCTGCTGCATGGCGTTGGTGACACCGTTCAGGCCCTGCTGCACGCCGTTGAAGCCCTGAAGCATCCCGGTGTTCATGGCATAGAAGCCGTCACACAGGCCGCTTTCCAGCCCGTTCAGCTTGTTCATGACGCTCTGGTTGTCGAAGCCGCGCTGCAGGTCCGCCTGTGTTACGGCGCTGGTCATATAAGGCGAAGCGCCGCCCATGCCGCCGCCCCAGCCAAAGCCGCCCATGCCGCCCCAGCCGAACATGCCGAAAATCAGGAAAAGGACGATCCAGCCCATCCAGTCGCCGCCCCAGCCGTTGAAGCCGTTGCTGTAACCGTTGGCGGGCTGTACCGGCATGGTCAGAACCGTGCTATCAGAAGAAAGAGACATAGTTTTACTCCTTTACGTTAGATTTTGAAATTTATTCTAAATGCGGCCGCATTTTAGAATCCAAACATATTTTTCATGCCGTTGAGCATCGGCGCGATCTGCTGTGCCCGCTGCTGAATGGCGTTGAGTTGCTGCTGTGAGAGCTGGCCGGAGGTGAGCATCTGGTTTATCATCTCCTGCGGGTTCTTTCCCTGCATCTGGCCCATAAACTGCTGGAACTGCCCGCCAATGGGGTTCTGGGTCTGTCGGCCCATCGAGTTATACAAGCTGCTGCTCATCGTTTAGCCCTCCTTTTCCGGATCTGGTGCTTCCTGCTTCTCCAACGCCGCCAGCTTTGCCGCCAGCGCGTCAAACTCCTTGCGGGTGACATACTCCCCGCCTGCGGCTTGCGTGGCTGCAATCGACGCTTTGGGGCCTCCGGTGCGTTCCTTGTAGTCGTAGATGCGGAGCGGGAACGGCCTGCCGTCCTGCCCAACTTCTTTGATGTAAAAGGTATCGGAATCAGCATCCAGTAAAAGCACCCGGCTCCCGTTGGCGACCAGATAGCCCCGGGCCGCTGCTTCGCCTTGCACCCAGATAAAGCCGCTGTCAGTCGGTGCGGCCTGCCCCTGCATTGTCGGTATCATGACGGGCTGGGGCTGGTACTGTGCTGCCCTGAGCTGTTCAAGCTGCCCTTGCGGCTGTTGCGGGTAAAACACTTGCGGGTATCCGTTATAAATCGGCATCGTTTTCCTCCTTGTACCAGTAGTAGATCGGGAATTCCGCGCCACTGTCCCAGCTGTCCCACCACTTGCCGTCAATGACGGCCAGAACGTGGCCGGAGCAGCCCAGTACATACACACCGCGGGGGTACTCCCGGGCAAAATCTGCCACGGTGTAACAGGTGGTGCAGTCTGCCTCCACCAAACTGCGCTTGAACCCGCGCTTTTGGAGGTATGCGCCCCATGTGCGGTTGGCGCTGGGCATATCGCCGACGATAAAGCCAGTAAGCGCAAGCCCAAGGTAAGCTTTCTCCCAGTCTTGGCCCGTTGCGGCTGCCACGGCCCGCACTACGCAGTCCCCGACGCTGCTCCCGCGCGGGTTCGGGTTAAACTTGTGCCACATGGTGCGCCCCTCCCTTTGCGACCATAGTACCTTTTCTGCTGAATCCATGCGTTAAACGAACGTCAAACGAAGGACAAAAAGAAAAAGCGCCCACACGGCACAGGACTGTGTGGGCGCTCAATTGTTTGCACGCGATGCGTATAAAACTTTCAAAAAGCCTTGACATTTACACGCAGTGCGTGTATAATAAGGACAGTGAAAGACATAAGTACACAACAACATGGAGGTACAAAATTATGAGAAACGCTATTGAAATCGCCGCTGACATCCGCAAGTCCGATGTCTGGGATTACGAGCTGTGCACCGAGCTGTGCAAGGCAGCTGACATGGAAGAAGAGTGGGAAGCTGCATCCGCTGGCGATTACGACTGGAACGACTCGAATCGCGGCCCCTCGTTTGAAGAAGTCGTTGAAGCCGCCGCCGAAAAACTGGGCGTTGAGATCTACTAAATAAAAAAATCCCCCGCCCGATGCTTGCCACACCGAACGGGGGATTTTGTGAAAGACACCTCACACGGAGGTGTGCAACTATCCTATCACACGAAAGAAAGGAAGTCAATCATGTATACCAAAGCAGAGCTTTTTTCAATGGCCGCAGAGCAGCCGAAGGAAATCTTTGTCAACAATATCACTCTGAGCGTCCCGGATGACGCTTCTGACTGCGTTGATCTGGACGCTGAGAAGGAAAGGCTGTCCAACATCTGGGATCTGGCGCACTTATCCATGCGGGAGCTGGTCTCACGCACCAGCCTGTCTCAGACCGCTTTTGCAAAGCAGGCAGGCATCCCGCTGCGAACCGTGCAAGACTGGTGCTGTGAAAAGCGTGCGTGCCCGGCATACGTCCGCTTCCTGCTGGCCGAGCACTATGGACTGATCTGAGGAGGATTCCGGTATGGCAGCAAAAGATTTGACGGGTCAAACTTTTGGGAGCTGGATCGTGATAGGTGCATCCAAAAAGAGCGGCTATGTGAAGTGCCGCTGCAAGTGCGGCACAGAAAGAGATGTCCTTCGAGAATCCTTGACCCGAGGGGCAAGCAAGTCCTGTGGGTGCGTTCATACCAGGAGCGAGGCCCAGCTCAAGATGGATGAGCGGAGAAAAAAAGAGGGAGACCTTACTGGAAAGCAGTTTGGCCGTTGGACTGTCTTGCATCGTGCGGAAAAAGATGGGTATTTTACATGCCAGTGTGAGTGTGGCACTATAAAAGATGTGTATCGGCATAGCCTTATGTCCGGGATGAGCACAGGCTGTCAGCATTGTGCTTTCTCGCATAGCGATGCAATGAAAAGTGCAGCAGCCCAAAAATCCGCCAAAGCAAAAAAAACAGCTATCGAAAAGTACGAAGGAAAGGCCGTAAGCGGCTGGAAGATCATCGAAATCCTGCCCCCTCAAAAGCCAGACGTATCCATGTGGTGCAAGGCAGTCTGCCCGCAGTGCGGAAAAATCGTTAAAGTCAGGCTCTCAAACATAACACGCTCTAACCCGATACTTCGGTGCTCCGACTGTGCCCGTGACATGAAAGACAAGGTCGATGTCATCCACAGCGTCACCCAGGTGGACGGCTCTTCCCTCTCCTCTGTGAAATCGCGGATGGGCGGAAAGGTCAACCGGAACTCCAAGACCGGCGTAAACGGCGTTGTAAAAAGGCCGAACGGGCGGTACTTTGCCTATATCAACTTCAAAAGGAAACAAATTTATCTCGGCCTGTACGAAAGCCTTGATGATGCGATTGCCGCCCGGAAAAAGGCGGAAGCGGCGATTTATGGCGAGTATCTTGACCAGCATGAAGGTTGGGAAGAAGAGCTTGCAAGCCGTCTCGAAGAACTCAAAAAAGAGAAAAAATAGAAAAACCCCCGATGCTCCAAACGGAACACCGGGGGTTTGCTTTACTCAAAAACTTTTTCAATGCCTTTCAGCCGGTAGCTTACCGCCGTCCGGCTGTAATGCGTCTGCGCTGCAATGTCCGGCAGCGGAAGCCGCTCAACGTACCGCAAAAGAGCTATCTTTCGGTCTACCCTCCCAAGCGGTGCGTTTTTGATAGCGGCGGTCATTTGCTGCCGGTCAAGTCCTTGCAGCGCAGCGGGCAGCACTACACGAGCCGCCGCCACAGGAAGCACCGAGCCAGAAAGGCTGCGGCAACTCTCCGGCGTTGCGCACCATTACGGGGGCGTTACCGAGATGGCATGTTTTCGTGAAGCCACGAAAACATACGCAGACCATTTTCGTGATGTCACGAAATTGCTCTTGTGCGGCGTACATTTTGTTAGTGTCAACAAAATGCTCGTATGTAATGCTTGCCATGATATCCTCCTTACTGCTTTTCCAGCGCCGCTTTCATGCGGTCAAAGAAAAACTGGATAATGATGCCGATAGTCTCATCGGTGATGGCCCAGCTGATGAGCCTGCCGTATTTGCTGGTACTCAGGGCGGCCCGGAGCATCTGAGCCACCCAGGCTTTTCGCTCCGCACCTTTTTTGGTGCCCTGGATATCCTTTTCGGCCTGATCGATGAGCCGGAGCACGGTGGGCTTGACTGCCGCACCATACCCCAGCCGGATGCAGCCCAGGGCGTAGAAGATAAGGCCGCCCAGCATGAGCACGAGGGCCACAGGGGCGGGAAGTGAGGTCAAAAGGTTACGAATCGCTTCCATGTATTGTCACTCCTTTCAGTCGCAGATGGGCAGGGCTTTGGCCCGGTTATACAGCTCCGTGCCGGTTCCGTTGCCGCCCAGTGCGTGATAGCTTTTGTAAAGGTATTCGAGGTTTTTCAGGCCGCCAGTGTCAATGCTGCCCTGCTTGATGTAGAAGGTGCAGGACTGGTACAGGCGGTCGTGCATGATGGCCAACAGGCCCTCTTTCACGGCTGTGCGCTCCTCTTCCTGTGCCTTGATACGCTTTGACAGGCCACGATAGGCAGCGGCCAAAGCACCGGTGATGCTGGTAAAAATGAGTTCTCCGATGTGTTTCAGGATAAACTCCCACATGGGCTTATACCTCCCGGAGCCGGGTCAGCCCCTTTGTCTTGATGATTTTCGGGTAGTTGAGGGTGGTCACGTTGAGGTCGACGTTGCCGGAGATGCCCGGCACGCGGCCTTTGCTTGTGTGTTGGTGAGCGTTGTAGTGGTAGCCGACGGCGGGAGCCTTGCCCGTGTAGTCAGCCAGCCAGACGTCCCAGCGGTTTGCCAGACGGCCCATGTCCAGCTCATAGCTGTAGCCCGTGTAGGTGTACAGCTGGGCGTAAAAGCCCATCTTCTCCACTTGTTCCAGCGCGTAGGCGGTGAGGTTGGTGAGGTCGAGGGTGCTCATGGGCTTGAGCTTGTTTTCCTCCACGTCCACCGCGAGGGGCATGGTAAGCTCTTTGCCGCGCACCGCTTCCCGCACAAGGGCAAGCTCTGCATCGGCCATTGCTTCGCTGGTGGCGTAGGTGTAGTAGTAGACGCCCACGTCCAGCCCAGCAGCCCGGGCGTTGCGGTAGTTGGTCTCAAAGGTCGGGTCGATGTACAGGCCGTCTGCCCGCTTGGAGAGCTTGTGGTTGGTGGATACCGTCTTGAGCATGACGCCCTTGTAGCCAGCCGCTTTGACCTTGCGCCAGCCGTCGAGGGTGATTTTGCCCTGATAGCGGCTCACGTCAATGTACCGGTAGGGCGGTTCCCCTGCCCACCCGGTTACGGTGTCCACAGTGGGCACGTCCGGTGCAGGAGCAGGCTCTTCCTTGTCAGCGCTGTCACCGGCAGCGTGAGAGAGCGCAGAAAAGATATCCCGCAGGAAGTCAAACATCACTTTCCACATCATAAAAACCCTCCTCCGTCAGCTTTGCCAGCACGGCATCTTTGTACCGGTCAGGCACACTGTCGATGGTAAAAGCGCCGTCAAAGCGGTGCAGCTTGATTTGGGTCACATAAAACAAAACCATAACATCCTCCTTACTGTGCGGCCAGCAGGTCAAGCATAGCCGCTTCCAGAGCAGCAAGGCGCTCTTCTGCGGTGGGTAGCTGTGCCTTTTCCTCTGCTTCCTTGCGGGCCTTTTCCTGTGCGGCCAGTTCCTCGGCGGTGTACAGCACATACCGCTGCACTTCCACCTCTTCGTCATAGGCTTCCTTTGCGGCCACACCGGGCACGTCCACCACCTTCCAGCGGTCTTTGCCGCCGTTGGGGTAGGTCTTGTACTCGTAGTGACTGACCTCTTCCACGCCCACCACAGCATCGTGGTGGATGGTCTGGGTCTCCTGCTTGAGGTAGCCTTTTGTCAGGTCGGGGGTGTCGATGGGGTTACCGTTACTGTCGATGATTTTCATAAGGTCTCCTTTCAGGCGACACGCCGCCAGATGTACATTGAGTAGTAGGGCGGGATATTGTTATGAGGTTTTCCTTCGCCTGCGTATTGCACACCTGCTTTGCTGTTGTACGACGATACGAGATGGTCTTCATTAATATCCGGAGCATAATTCGAATAATCAACCTCTCCGTTGCGCTTATTCATTACACCGAGCCAATCGTGTTTATGCCGTGGCATTTGCTCAACTGTGATTGCGACTTTTGCTTCGCCTCCCGTACTCCCTGCCGGGTAGGTATCGCTTGCGCCCATGATAAATTCGCCCTCAATGCGCTCCCATGTGCCGCCGATAAAGCTTGCCGGGCTGGTGGGGTCGTTGCTGACCCAGAATTTGACTTTGGCGAGGTCTTCTTCTCGCTGGGCGGCGAGAATTTCTTTGATTTTGGCCTCCACCTCAGCCTTACTGTAAAAAATCGCATTGCCGTCAGGGTCAAGGACACTGTCCTTGTTCGCTTTTTTGTCAAGCGCTGCGCCCGTGGCTGCCGCGTCTGCTGGTGCATCCTCTACGCGCAGGGTCTTATCGGTACCTGCCCGCGTGCCTGCCAGCGCTGCGGCATCCTCTGCGGCTTTCTGAGCCTTTTCTGCTGCCTGACGGCTGGTGGATGCAGCAGAAGCGCTGCCGGCAGCGGCAGCGGCAGAGGTGGCAGCAGCTTCTTTGCTTGCGTTGGCATCCGATGCAGAACCGGCCGCAGCAGATGCGGCGGTTTCTGCCGTGGCGGTGGAATTTGCCACCTCTTGCAAAGCGCCAGTCTTAGCGTTGCCGATGTCAGTCAGTGCAGCGTCTTTTGTCTGGGTGATGGCAGTGGTGGCCGTAGTCTGGGCTTGCTGGACAGCGGCCACAGAGTCCGCTTTCTGCTGGTCGATGTTTGCCACAGCATCGGATGCTTTTTTCTCGCTGGCTGCCGCCGCATCTGCTTTCTGGGTGGCTGTAGCAGCGAACTGCTCCACATACTCGCCCATCTGGGCGATGTCTTCCCGGACTTCCACACCTTTTTTTGCGGTACGGATGCCCGAGATGACTTCCGGAAAAGTCTTTGTCATAAACTGATCACTCCCGTAGGTACATCATAGATAGTATCGGTCTCAAAATCAAAGGTGTCCCACAGCCAGTCCGCGCCCGCGTCGGCGGTAATGTTGCGCTTGTAGGGGTTGCAGGTGCCCTCGATGCTGAAGGTGATCTCCGTGCGACCGCGCTCCACCACGTCCACCCGCCACAGGCCCAACCAGTACCATGTGCTGTCCTCATCAAAGATGCAGCGCAGCCACTGGCCCTGCAGGGCGTTTTCGAGGGCGCTCTGGATGGTGCTCCACTGGCTCTTTTTGGCCTTGCACAGCAGCTCCATCTTGATGGTGCGCTGCTTGTAGTGCACTTCCCCATCCAAAGCCCTAGACAGGTCTAGGATAAAGTCAGAGCCCGGGACACTGACAAGCATTGTCTCTGGCTCTGCACCGGATATCATAGGGCTGCCCACCTTCAGATAAAGGCCAAGGTCTTTGAGGGTATGGATATTTCCGATCTGTGCGCCCATCAGCATTTGAGCTCACCTCCGCTCTGGATCACGGCCAGCTGCTCCGGGGTCAGAGGACTGTATACCAACTTTTCTCCGTCCCACACATAGTGCGAGCCGCCATCCTCCCAGTCCTCCGGGAACTCATCGAAAACCATGCAGTTGTCTGGGAGAGGGTTCGGGATTACTTCTTCAGCGCCCCATCCGCCACTGTAAATGCGGCCATCGGAGCACACCTTGCACATAAATTTACAGCCAGGTACTTTCATTTTTTCTCCTCACATAAAACCATACAGCTCCCGGGGCATACAGAGCGAGTCGTTTTGCACCCAGCCGTCAGAGCCTGGACTTTCCAAGTCAATTTTGAAAGTCACTGGCGTGATTGCTGGAGTAAAATTGTTGCCCGTGACGTAGTTCGAGGTGCGCTCACGACCGGGCCCGAAGGTGATACCTGCGGCATTGACCCGCACCGTCCGCATGTGAGTGGTGTTCCACGGGTAAGTCATGGCGTATTCCACGCCATTGACCGGGATGACCATGGTCACACATCCGGCAGTGCCGCCGCTGGCCCACCATGTGGATCCTTTCTTGCTGGTATAGGTCAGATACACAGCAGAAAAATCGGCCAGGTCCAGCGGGATTGTCTGTGCTCCAAAAGAGCTGTTGTCCCCAAAGTCCCAGATACGGGCGTTTCGGATGCCGTAGAAGGTAATCTTTCCGGAGTCGATAGTGCAGCTGCCGTTGCCGTCTGTGATGGAAATGCTATCCGGTTTGATGTTGACCATGCTGGAGCCGGAAAGCACTTTTATGCCGTCGTTGGTGATCTGCACCCTTTTGTTGGGCAGCTGGTCATGCCGGACGATAAGGCCGTTTTCCGGGGTAAACTCCAGAAAATTTGTGGCCGTTTTGGCTGCTTCACCAGCTTTTTTGTCCACCTCGTCCACTCTTTTGTCGTTAGACTTCTGGTACTTGAAAAGCTGGTTAAGGGTGCTCTGCTGATATTTTTCAGCGGATGCCGTATCCTCATCCAGCAGGTTGGTGCGGCCCAGGTTGGCCACTTGTCGGTCGGTCAAAGTCTGCCGGGTCATGCCGAAGGTATACTCTTTTTTGTCCGGCTGATCCAGCGGTTCCACCAGCTTTGTGCAAAGCATGATGACATCGATACTGTGGGGCTTGCTGATAATGTGGGCATAGCTGGCAAAAGTCAGCCTGTCCTTGTCATAGCCCGCATCTCGCAGATCCACAGCCTTGACGGTGTAGCTCGTCACCATCAAGCTGTTTTTCTGAAGATCCTGCACGCCTGCAGCAAAGGTGTTGTTGTCGCTGTCGGTGTCATACTCGCCCAGGGCTGACACGATGCCAAACTTCTGGGCCGCTACATCATTCTGGATCCATCCGCAGTCGCCGTCACTGCTGTCCAGCCGGTACGAATACCCTTTTGGCAGATACTTATTGACGGTCGCCGCGTCCGTTCCAGAAATGCCATAGCGCTCTTCATGGCTTTCTGTGTACTTTTCACCCCACCACAAAAATTTCCACTTCCACTTTGTCTCCTCGACCGTATGCTTGCTTCCCATGGGATACACACGGGTAAAAAGACTGTTGGTATCGGTTTTTTCTGTGAAATCCAGCAGGTTCACGCCGTACTCGATGGTCTGGTTGACCAAACGGTCAGCTTCAAAGGCCTGATCGCAATAGTTGAGCACGTTGTTGCCCGTGGCGGGGTTGTAGGTGCAGTAGGCATAGCCGCCGTACACCTTGAGCACCATCTTGTCGATGATATCCCAGGTACTGCCGTAGTCTTCGCCCACACCGTAGCTGTCCCGGTCTCCATAGTGCACAACAAGATCACCCAATGCCGCGGTGACAGTGCCCAGCTCGAAGCGTTTCATTTCCATGCTGCCGCACTGCTGGTTGTGAGCATCGATGAGGTGCTGCAAAAACTGCGTCAGCTTTCCCTCGTAGTTAAAAGGGGTGATTGCGCTGTCATTGAAGTAAGACAAAGCGCCCTCGCAGTATATGACGCGCCGGTTGTACCAGTCTGCCTCATGGCTCAAGACACGCCCGCGCCAGATCTCTTTATCGTCCTGTTCAACGGTGATGCATGTGGACATCTTTTGCAGGCTCTCATACTGCTCATGGTCGCGCGTCATGGTAAAAGAAAGGCTGCCGCCCTTGCTGACCTCTCGGGTCAGCTTGGGAGACAGCACAAGGGCATTGCGGTTATTGGGAGCGTAAATCAGGCGCTTGTCGCCGGGGTTGCCAAAGGGATATGCAAAAATTTTGTACAAATCTTAGTTTCCCCTTTCTGCCAGCGTGGCCAGATGGCCCAGCTGTGCATCAATAGAAGGTGCCAGTGCGCCCACCAGCGTTCCATCATCCAGCTTGATGACCGCATTGCCTGCCTGAGGGAGATACTGCTGGACGACGTTATACAGTGCATCCAGAGAAGTCTGCATTTTCTGCTGATAGGCCGTCAGGCGGCTGTTAGCCGGGCTTTCTCCAAAGGCATAGCCATCGGTGCGGAAATCGTACCCGGCAAAGCTGCGCTGGCTGCCGTACCAGTAGGCGTCCTGGATGTCCTTGTAGGAAAGCGTCGTGCTCTTGCTGTCAGTGCTTTCCTTTTCGCCGTTTTTACTGCCCAGCCATGCGGCCAGACCGATACCGCCTGCCACAGCAGCCACGCCCAGGATGGCAGCCAGCACAGGGTTGGATGCCACAAGCGAGACGATTTTGCCCAGACTGCCCATGATAGAGGTGGCCATGCTGGACACCCCGCTGGCGACGTTGGCCAGCTGGGCACCTGCCCCACCGGATGCGCTCAAGCTGGACAGGATGGAGCCAAAGCTTTGCACCGCCGTCCCCGCTTCTGTTGCGCTGGCAGCAATGCCGTCCGTAAAGAGCGATTTGATGGTATCGAAGGCCGCTTTTACGCCGCCCCCACTGTACGCGTCATTGATGACACTCAGCGCATCCGCCGCCCACTTGGAGATAAGCTCCCGCTGATCCTGCGATACCTCGCCCCAGATGAGATTTGCCACGTCTGTAGCCAACCCGGCCCAGTTGCGGTTTTTCAGGTCGGTGAACGCGTTCTGCAGGCGGCCAAAGATGCCGTTTGACCACTGCTTCTGCGCATTGCTGAGGTTCTGGTCAATGCGGCTTTGCAGCTCTGTCACGGACAAAACCACATCGTCACAGGTCTTTTGCGTGGTCGTGGTCACGTTTCCGGCCGCATCGGTCACTTTCTTTGTGACCGATTTGATGGTCTTCTCCGTGCCGTCCACCACTTCTTTCCAAGAGTCCGTGATGGTCTCCACGGTCTCCTTTGTGGTGCCCTTGAGCTTTTTGGTGGTGCCGTCGTAGACGTTGTAGGTATTGTCGGCAGTCTCCACCACGCGCTGGATGTTACCCACAATGTTGCCCGTTCCGGCAAGGATCTGCTTCGACGTTTCGGTGACGGTATCCGCCAGCTTTTTGGTGTCAGCAGCCGCTTTGGCGGTAGATTTTTTGCTTTTTCCGCCGCCTGTGCCGCCCGAGGCAGTGATACTGCTCCCGCCGTTCCCGGCGGCTGCAGCCGCCTTTGCCTGCCGTTCCGTCCAGCTTTCGTTGTAGATGCCCTTTCCGTTTTTAGCGTCCTTCCGTCGGCGGTCGTAGTTGCTCTGGCTGTTTTTGTCAGAGCGGTACTGCTTGTATCCTTCATCACTGTTCTCGTACCCCGCGTAAGCATTCTTCCCGAGGGCTTTGTTGAGCTTGAAGCTCAATTTATCGAGAACGCCGATTCCGGCAGAGCCAAGCTCGCCAAATTTCTTGATGACGGAGTTGATGGGGTTGTTCAGTTCCAGAATTGCCTCGCCGAGCCCCTTCCAGCCGTCCGTCTTGTAAGCTTCGATGGCCGCCACGGTCATATCGTTGAGGTTGGAGATTACCACACCGATTCCGCTGCTGAGGTCGCCCGTCATGAGCCCGGCCAGCTGGCTCACGTTGTCCTTCAGGGTGGAAACGCGGCCATTCATGGTCTGGCTCTGGGTGTCCATGGCGTTGTAATAGCGCCCGCCCTCTTCGCTGGCGGCGATAAGTGCCTCAGATAGCAGGTCATAGCTGATGGTCATGTTCTGGACTTCCTGCACCGTTTTCCCGGTGTAGTCAGCCAGCACCTGATAAACGTTGATGCCTGCATAGGCAAACTGCTTGATGTCGATTGCGGACGCTTTGCCCACATTGGCGATCTGCTGCAGATTAGCTGCCATGCGGGAAAGCTCCGCGTTGCCTCCGCCGGTGGCGGAAACAGCATCGCCAAGCGCCATGATGACCTTGCGGGAGTAGCCCGCGTTTTCACCGGCGCTGATGAGCAGTTGGTTTGCCTGCGTCAGCGAATCCACGCTGAACGGAGTGCGGGCTGCGTCCTCTTGAATGGCCGCCATGGCCTCATTGGCCGCCTGTGCATCGCCCAGCATATTGGTTAGACCCACGCGGTAACTTTCGATTTGGGCGTTGTACTCGATGCCCATAGACACAAACTGCTTTGCACCACTGAGGGCCGCGGTGGAAAGCGTGGAGATGGCAGAAGCCAGAAGCTGCGATTTTGTCAGCGCCGCCGTCAGCCCGCTTCCCGTACTGCTGGCCGATTTGCCAAAGGAGTCCATGCCGTTGTTTGCGGATTTCAGGGCGGAGGCGGTTGTTTTGAGCTGTGCCTCAGCTGCTGCAAGCTGATTTTTCAGCTCTTTGGTCTCAGCCGAGGTCTTGCCCGTCTTGGCGGCAGATTCGTTATACTGCTTTGTCAGTTCCAGAACGCTTTTTGCGGCCTTGCTGTACTCGCTGGAAAGCGCCGTCACGGTCTTTTTGGTCTCGCTCTGGACGTTGTTGATGCCCCGCTCATACGCGGACGTGTTCAGCCCAAGAGTGGCCATCAATTCAAAAAGTTTCAGGGCGTATCACCTCCGTTCAGCCCGGCCAGAATACGGGCCTTGATTTCCTCTGCGCTCTGCTGGGGCTGGGCGGGAGTATTAAAGTCGGGCAGGGTGTCCACCCACCGACACTCCATGCCCACAAGGCCAGCCAGAGCGTCCGTGATGTAGGCGCGGTAGCTCTTCTCGTAAGCTTCCTGCTGCATCGCATTGACGCAATGTTGGGCAATGTAGGGTTTGCCAATGGCTTTCAGCATATCCAGCCGGATGGATGAGATCAGCCGCCGATATCGGTCTGAGCCAACCTCACCAACGAGGATAAAAAATCCAGCACATCCCGGTCGTTGATGGTCTCCGTGATGACGCGCAGGGTTTTGAAGGGAGTCATCTTTTCGGGGTTGCCGTCCTTGTCTGTTTCCAGCTCATACAGCAAAGGCAGCAGCTCCGCTGTGTTCTGAGCATTGTCGAACAGCAGCTTTTTTGCCATTGCCTTGATGTTCTTGCGGCCTTGGGCTTCTTTCTTGGCCTTGAGCTCATCGGGTGTTTCACTGCCCGTGAGGATGGGACCGACTTTGCGCAGCTCCATCACCTGCGTCTCGGTCAGCAGGGCGGCCACCTTGTCCGCGATCATGTAGCAGTGGCGCAGAAATTCTGTTTCGTCCATCTGGTTGAGAGTTTTCATTATTCCACTCCTTATGCTGCCGCGTCTTCACTTACAAAGAACTCCATGGGGACGGTCTCATCGCCCATGCGGACACAGCCCGTCAGGGTGACGGAAACATTGCCCTTGCCCTTGTCGGTTGTCTTGAGAGACAGGCCGCCCGTGCTGATTGCGTTGTCAAGCCGAACAGCCACATAACCGCCGCCGATGAGGTCGCCCACAAACCAAATGGTTTTGAAGTCGCCCGTGGTCTTGTCAGTTTTGAACGTCATGCGGGGCGTTACCTTGCCCCCGGCCACGTCCGCTGCGCCCAGCGCCATGCGGATGACCTCGGCGGAGGTATTCAGCGCGGTGAAGGCCAGCGTGCAGTCGTAGTCCTCAATTTCCATGAGCTCCACGGTGTTCTTCTTGCAGTTGTCCACATCTTCGCCCAGGTCGGTGATGTTGGGGGTGCAGGTGGCGGTGATGCCGCCAGTGGTTGCGCAGATGATGTCTGCATCAGCGACGGCGGTCTGGCCCTCAGTGTCGAACTTGTTCAGCACAAGGCCCGCGTTGATCTGCATGGACTTGAATGCTTCTGCGGAAATTTTGGTAAATTTTCTTCCCATAATTCTCCTTACTCGCATAGCTGCGTGATCTCAAAATTCAGGTACTCGCACAAATAGCCCTCGGGCGGGTTGTCCATCGTCTGGGCCCACGGGGTGCCTTTGCGCAAAAGAATAGCGCCGCCCTCGCACGGCACGGTCAAACCGCCTGCAAGGGCTGCGCTAATTTGGTCTTCGGTCTGTAAGATGGGTAAACGCCCTGCGCTGCTTGGATACCACAAGCGGCCATGAAACGACGCTTCCTCGTTCCAGCCGCCGGGGACGGCGGGCTTGTAGGTCAGGTAGGGCAGGGAAGCGGCTGGCGGGATGTTGTCTTCCAGATAGCCCGGGATGCCAAATCCGTTGAAAAAAGCGTTCAGTGCCCGGTTGATGCTCTCAGACGGTCCCATTACGGCAGCACCGCCTTTTTGCACTTGACGGCCCGCAGCCCCATGCCGGATTCCGGCGGGGCTTTGCTTTCGTCCGCTGTGCTTGTGATCTGAAAGGTCTGCCCGTCGCTTACCCGCTTGATATAGTCCGGGAAAGCCAGCGGCACACCCGTGTTAACCAGCAGCGTATAGGTGGAAGCGGTGTCAGCCTGCTCCGCCACCTGAGCTTCCACAGTGGTGTCGTGGCGCTCCACGGCCTCAAACTCGGGGCCGTCCTGCCAGCCGGACACAAAGCCGCCCACGCCGTCCGGCTCATAGCTGCGGGTCTGAAAACGGTATTTTTGGGTAAAGCTTTGCATCACGGTGGATGCAGTGAACGCGTTGACCATGTCACATCTTCCTCCACTGATTGATCTCGGATTTATAGCGGTTTTTGCCGTCGGCGGGCAGGCCGTCCGTGCCTGTAGCCATTGTGCCAGACCACCCGGCAAAGGACTGGGACACATACACGCCGCCGGACGGGAGTGCCTTGTCGTATGCGTCGATTTTTTCAGCCAGCGCCACAAAATCAGGCGGCACGCGCATGGGCTGCACCGTCCCGGTGAAGGTCTCGGCGTTCAGATCGCCGTCCCCGGCCTTGTGCACGCCGTCATTGAAGATGGATCCGCACACGAGGAAATACTGCCCCGGCACTACCCCGGCGGGCACGGTATCCGGCTCAAAAGCAAACTCCCCGGCAACGGGATCATCTGCCCGGTCAAAAAAATTGTGCGTGTAAACGCACAGCTCTGGGACGGTCATGCAAAGTCACCCCCTTGCAGGTTAGACCGATTCACCCGGGGTAATGGTCTGGACAGAGATGCCGTCCAGGTACTCAGCAAACAGGGTCACGCCGGTGATGGCGAAGCTCTCAGAGACGGCGGTGGTGTAGTTGCCCTGGGTGTGGAAGCCGATCAGGTTGTTGGCCTCGCCCGCGGTGGTGTACACCAGCCCAGCTTTTGCGTAGTCGCTGTCAGAGGGGTCAACGTAGTACATCACGATGTTGTCCACGGGGGTTGCAATAACCTTGCCCTTTGCGATCTCGCCGTCAGACAGCAGGAAGATGGTGTTGTAGCCCATGAAGTCCTTGATGTACTGGAAGCCGTACTGGTTCTGGATGGTGATCGGGGCGGTGCCCAGGTACTCCGCCACGTCCAGGACGTTGGCAAAGCCCACAACGCCGGTGACGGTGCGGTGCATATTCTTGAACTTGTTCTCCACACTGCCCTTTGCCATGGCCAGAGCCATCTGGAAGGTCTTGGGGGTGCCTTTCAGGCTGCCGGTGTTCAGGTACTTGTAGAACTTGTCCGTGACCTTTGCGGTCAGGTCGAACAGGAACTCGTCATCGGTCTTCTGCACGGCCACATCATAGCCATAGTTCTGGATTGCCTCCAGGGAGACAGCCTTGGCGTACTTTTCGATTGTGATCTTGCCGTAGTCCTTCTCCTTGACGGTGTACTGGCTGTAGGGGATCTCCTCGCCCTCTGCCACGGTGCCGCTCTGCAGGGTGCCCTGGGCGTACTTGCTCTTCAGCACGGTGCCGGGCTGCATCCGGATGGGACGCATGATGCCCATGATCTCCCGCAGGTGCTCCCAGTTGCGCTGGAAGCGTGTCACAAAGTCGATTTCCCGGGGGTTGACGGTGATCTCGGTAGTGGTGGTCAGATTGGTCTTTGCTGCCATGTGTTAGTCCTTTCCGCCGCCTGTAAACAGGTCGGCATTTGCTGCAATGGCCGCCTGGCGCTCGCCAGCGTCCTTGATTGCAAAAATTTGGTCTTTGGTCATTTTGGAGCCGGTGTTTGTGGGCGGGGTGTCCACCTTTGCGCCGGTGGTGGTCGTAGTGCCTACGAAGTCGCTCCAATCAGCTTTCAGGCTGTCGGCGTGCTTCTTGGCGTCCTTGACCTCGCCTTTATCGTCCAGCTCCAGCTTGTCGATATCCTCGCCAGACAGCCGCACGACCCGATCAGCATACTTGTCCAGCACCCCGGCGGACTTCAGCAGCTCCCGGAACTTGGCTTCCTTGGCTGCGTGGGTGTCTTTCTGGGTCTGCTGGGCCTTGTAGTCGGTCAGCGCCTTTTCAGCGGCTTCCTTGCCGCTGTTGGCTGCATCGCGGTCCTTTTCGGCCTGTGTGCGGGCTGCTTTTTCTGCATCCAGCTGGTCCTTGAGTTCGTCCGTCTCCTTGTGCAGGGCGTCCAGAATGGCCTTGGCCTTGTCATCGTTGGAGGTTTCGGGGTTCTCCAGAATCGTGCGGATGTCAGCTCTTTTGAGTGCCATGTGATAGTCCTTTCCGCCCTTGCTCGGGCTGCCATGCTTGGCAATAAGGTTTAATTTGCCGGACGTGCTGCCGGTGTGGTGCCGCTTGCAGGGCTTGAACCCACGGCCCCCGGATTAAAAGTCCGGTGCTCTGCCAGACTGAGCTAAAACGGCATAAAAAAGCGGCTGACGCTGTGCGCCAACCGCTGAGTATTTGGTTTTTAGAGAATCCAATAGAATGTCAAAAAGACGATAGTAACTAAAACGCCAATACCAACAACGGTAATCCACTTTGGCTCTCTCCCTGCAATACCGAGTGCTGTGAAAACGCCAAAATTCCAGAGAAAAAACATGATCGTCCAAATCATCGCCTGAACGATTCTCAATTCTTGCGGAGACGGGTTCATGCTTATTCCCCCTTGTCTTCTTCTAATCTTGCCTTCCATGCTGGGCAAGTATCTTCCGGGTCCGTAAAATCAGCTGCCCGCTCAGAGCCGCCGTTGAAACAGACCCACGAAAATTCATCATGCCAGCAGCAGTTGCAGCAAGTGTTCTTTTCTTCGTTCATTCCTTGTTTCCTTCTTCCACTGCGATCTCTCGCAACTCGTCAATGTGATTCTCCACCGCCGGGCGGAGGAACGGGCGGGCTTTCATGCCCCGGGTAAAGTGCCACTTGCCGTTGAAGTCCTTCCAGACCCACGGCGTTTTGCGTCCGTTGCCGTTCTCGGCAAAGATGCCCGTGCCAAGCTCAACGTAGACGCTGTAAAAGAGATTTGACCCGATGGTCACGGTCTTTTTTGCGAGGTCGAGGGCAAAGGTCAGGCTCTGCTTGAGCGCGCCGCCCACGTAGCCCTCAATTCCCGTGCTGTCTGCCGTGCCTGTTGGCACAAGCAGCTGGGCGTAGTCCTGCACCTTCATACCCCAGATAGTCAGCACCCGCTCCGCCCACGAGTCCAGAGCTTCATGCAGCTGCGGGGTGTTGTCAGTGAATTTGATGTCGTAGTTAAATTTCATGATTATTTTGGTTTGTGATCTGATCCATCAAGATGCAATCAAGATGCAATTTTGTTCCGCTTTGGCCAAAATCTGACCAATTCGGTCACTATATTTTTGCCTTTTTACGTTCACGCTGCATCCGTCCTGTTTCCCAATAGGCGTCTTCCATTCTCTTTGCCAAATTTTTTGTGTTTTGAGACGCAGGTACGGAGCGCATAACCTCATCAATATAGCTCTTGGCTTCTTTCGGGTTTTTTATTACGGAGCTAAGAGTAGTAACAAGCTCATGGGCATCGGCGTGGTTTATTACTTTTCTTACCGCTTCTTGACGTTCTATTGCATCTTTTGTGACTTGCTTTCCGAAGAATTTTTCTGTTCGTTTAAGTTGATCAATTGATTTGTCAAATGCTTGATTTGCAATTTCTCGAATTTCCTTCGCCTTTGCAACCGTTTCATGCAACCCTGTAAGCCTTGACATTCCGTTTCTCAATTTTGCAGAGCTTCCAGAACCTCGTTTACTCACGGTATTTCCTCCTCTCGTATTGAAATGGCTTGATTTTGGTCACGTTCCAGTCAAATTCCGCCGGGCACTTGCCGTACCACAAAATACCGCTTGGTTGCAGCACTTCCAGCGCCTTACGGCAGTGTTTGGCAAAGCACTCTGCTTCGTATGGGTCAGATTGTGTGCCGTGGCTCGAAATGCTCACGATGGCGTTTCTAGGATCTCCGTCAAAACACCAGTCATAACTTTGCTCACCGCACCAGCAAAGCGTTGGAATGACGTGGATGCCGTGCGCCTGCCAGTATGCAGCCAGCCAGTGCTTTTTGTAGTGCATGAAAAGCTGCACCGCAAGCGGCATATCGCTGTACAAAGAAAAATCCGGCGAACATACCGCGCCGAACTGCTGCAAAAGGGAAATGTATTTGTCTGGGTTGTTCCAAAACCGTTCAAACTGGTAATCGTCCTTGTAAAAATGCACGCCTTTTGTGGCCTTGTCTTTGGCGGTCAGCGCATAATTGACCGGGATCCATTCCAGCTTGTCAATGCGGATGTCCGTTTCCGGCTTGATTTTAGGGATGCCATACTTGCCCACGCCCGGAAAAATCATCTTTTCGGTGTTTTCCATCGGCAAGATCACAGTTCATCCCTTCTTTCTCTTGCGCCAGATTTCAACAAGCGCCTTACATTAGGTCTTTTATCTGCGCCGCCTTTGAGCACGCCCAGCAAGCCGTGATGCTCTTGCGGCTTTACGGTTTTCTTTATTGCCCCACGGAACGCCAACGCCCAATTCATAGTCAGGCTTATTTGCGTTTTCTTTCCTGCGTGCTTCATCGTGTGCAGCGAGTTGTTTTTTGGTATATGTTTTGACGGTTGCGCCGTTTTCCGCCATGCGCTTGGCAATTTCAGGAACTGTCATTCTTCCGCTTGCAGGGCTTTCTCTTGCATCGTCAATGCCAGTGATAAATCCGCCCTGTCTGCTTCGGTAAGAAAGCCTTGTACCGTCTTTTGTTGTGACTTCAATAGCAACAACGCCGCTGAAGCTTCCGTTGTTTCGTGTAGAGCTTCCAGAGCCACGTTTACTCATTCTTGGCGTTCTCCTTTCTGCGTTTTCGCTCTTCCGCCCACCACATTTGTTCGGCTTCCTTGCCGCCCTTGGATTTATACCACTCGGTGTAATCCATGACGGGGGCGGTCTCTTTGGTCACATTGTCCCGCTGCATGGCGTTCTGCCGGGGATACTTGCCCAGTGCAGAGGATAGCACGCAGCGGCAGTGGTAAACCATCTCCGGGGCGGCGTTGGGGTCGCCGGGGCGCTGAATCTCGTACCCCATGACCTTGAACGGCTCGTCAAGCTCTGCCGTCTGCTGGTCTAGCAGACGGTGCATCTCACGGGTGCGGTAGTCGTGGGTGGAGTTCCAGCGCTTTTTGACCTCGATGCCCAAAGCCTGAGCGTTGCGCATCTGCTGCAATGCCCCGGCATTCTGGGCGCTGGTAAGGGCTGTGATGGCGTTGTTCATGGCCCAGTGGATCTCCGTGTCTGCCATGCCGTTTACGGCCTGCACGGCGATGTCGTGGACGCTTTTGCCCTGCACGATGCCCTGCATGACGTAGCGGTTGAACACCCGGGCATCATAGGTGCGGTTGCTCTCGCTCTTGATGCGCTTGTTGGGCACCATTCGGGGGTTCTCTTTCAGCAAGAGTTTGACCGCTTCGGTGTTGTACAGGGTCAGTCCGAACGTAACGCCTGCGGCCTGTTCCAGCTCGTAGAAAGCCCAGTTTGCGCCAAAGGAAAAGATGTTGTATTGCTCGTCCCGGGCCAGCTTGTAGGCCGTCTGCTGGGCTGTGGTGCAGGTCTGCGTAATGCCGTCCAGCTTGGCGTGCATCAAATCGGACTGAAAGACCTGATTTTGCAGCCAGATGCGGTAATCGTCCTCGGTGATCTCGCCTGCGGCCAGCTGCGCCCGCTTGTGCTCGTCCAGCGCTTTGTACTTTGCCAGAAACTCGGTCAGCTGCTCCTGCATCTCCCGGCGGGCAGTGCCGTACACCCGGAGAATGCGGCGGCGCAGGCGGTTCAGCTGGCGGGTAGAGATACGGTCACGGTCGTTCATTGTTTTCCCCGGCGGGTCCCCATTTGATGTTTCCGAGTTCGTCAACGCCTACTGCGCGGACTTTTGGCTTGTCCCAATCAATCGTGGGCGGCTGCATCAATTCGACTGCATTTGCAAACCGCTTCAAAAGTTTCCTGTCGTTTTCGTCCAGCTCAATAACAAACTTGCCGATGATGTTTTCAGCCATCGTCTTCGTCCTCCTCGTCCGTGGTCTCCCTCGCTGCGCTCTCAGCCATCAGCGCGGCCTTTGCCTGCTCCTTTTGTTCCGGGGTCAGGTTGGGCAGCAGGTCAATGGCCATGTCCTGCCCGATGATCGCCGCCTCGGAAATCACCATGCTAACCTGCTCAGCGGTGTTGGTGATCTTGCTGCGGTTGAATGTCGGCATAGCGTTTTCAAAGCCAACCAGTGCGCAGATCTGCCGGATAAACGGCTTGACCTGCGCCTCAAAGTCGTCCGCGTTCTGGTTCAGCGGTTCATAGGCTGCATCCAGATGGTCGTTGGTGCTGTCCGCACTGACGCAATGCACGTCCAGACCGCCGAAGTCCTCATACACCCGAGTGTGGAGCAGCTCCAAAAGAGTCTGCCGGGCCGCCACAGGGATCTCGGTGGTGTAGGGGGTGATCTTGCCGCCCTCGCTGGTGTCTGCGCCTGCAATGTGGTACAGATTCAGCTTGACGAGGTACTCCACAAGCTCGTCGTCCGTCATTCCGTTGAAGTTCTCGCACAGCCAGTAAATTTGCGCGCAGTCCTGCAAGTCGTTGCAGAATCCGGACATCACCAGATCGGTGTTGTCGATGTAGGCTTTCAGGCCCACAAGCGTGCTCTGGTGCAGGTCGGAGCCCCACAGCGGCACAATGGGCAGAGCGCTGTAGTTTTCGTCCTCCACGCTTTCCAGCCCGCCGCCGGGTGTGGTGACGGTCACGCTCTTGTATGCCTGCTTTTTTACGGTCTCCTTCATCACATTGCCGATTTTGCTTTCCGTGTACTCAGTGAAGCCGTCCAGCTCGTAGAGGATATAGTGCATATCTGTGTCCGGGTTCAGCCGCCAGAAGCGCACACCCGCCTGTAAAAGGCCTGTCTTTTCATCGTACAGGGGAGCGAACTCGGTCAATTTGAAAACCACCAGATGGTCGTTGTTCCAGAAACCAAAGCTCTCGCCGTGAATCAGGGCGAAATATCCGGCCTTCTGGATCTGCTCGTCAAAATTCTGCCCCAGCCTGTCCTTGTCCACGCCATCGTCCGCAAAGACCACGCCGTTACCGAGAGAGTAGGTCGCCCTCTGCTTGTTGAGCCGCCGGAAAAGATTGCTCTTGACCATATCGGGGCGTGGGGTGTCCTGCCTGGTGTTTTTGGATAGGCGTTTCAGCATCAAAGCATATGCCTGAGCAAATCGCTCAGCCCCCGGGTTTTTCTGGGCATCGTACAGATCGGCGTCCAGCGCTATCTTGTACGGTCCGGAACTGCAGTGCTGCTGCACGAACCGCCGGATGAAATCAGGCTGTTCCCCGGCGGCTTGCGCCTGCTGGAAGGTCTGGAAAGTGTATACAGTGCTCAAAATCAATCCCTCAGTTTCACAAGGCGCTTCGTGCGCACAAAATAGCGGATAGCGTCCATGCAGTGGTCGTTGACCTTCAGCACGGTGTCGTCTTTATCCGGATCCCAAGCGTACACGCCGAACTCTTCCAGCGTGTGCTTGCAGTCTTTGTAGATCTTCAGCCGCCCGGTCTGCAGCATGGTCTGTACGTCCAGAATGCCGCTCAGAACGTCGTTGTTTGCTGGTGTCTTGGTAAAGCCGTTCTTTCGCAACTCTGTGATCAGCGGCAGGGCCGACGGGTCCACAATGATCCTCTCCGGCTTGAGACCATTCAGCCATGCCTTGAGGTCTGCAACATACTCGCCCACGGTCTTTTGCCGCTTTTGTTCGCGGCCGCTGTAGTAATACTCCCGGGTGACGATCCAGCAGTCTGCATCTGTCTGCTTCTGGAATAGCAAAAAGGTCGTTGCGTTCTGGGTGCCAAAGTCGCACGCCACATAGGCGCTCTTTGGTGACAGCTCCGGCAGCTCATCAACGACGTGCTTCTTGCGGTCGAACATGTCATATACAAGGCCCTCGGCCACCGTCCACAGGCCCAGAATGTAGCGCTGATAGAAAACGCCGCTGTACTGGCTGCGGTATCTGGCCTTGATGTCCTCAGAAAGCGACAGGTTGTCGTCCATCGTGAAATGGAGATACATCATCTTGCGGGAACGGCACTTGCGCACCCATTCCAGATAAAACCAGTGCTGCGGGCTGCCCGGGTTGCAGTTAAACCAAAACTTTGACCCGGTGACAGAGCATCGGGCTGTGGCCTGATTGACGAAGCTCTGCGGCATCAGGGCCACCTCGTCGAAGAATGCCCCGGCAAGGGTGATGCCCTGGATCAGGTCCTGGCTGCTCTCGTCCTTGCCGCCGAAAAAGTAAAACTCGTTGGTTCTGCCGCTCTTGCTGACGGTCATGCAGTTTTCTGCCCGGTGCTCCTTGACGTTGTAGCCACGGGCTGCAAGCTGCTGCTTGAGCGTGCCCATCACGTTGCGCCGGAAGCTGGCGATGGTCTTGCCACACATGGCAAACTGCTGGCCGCTGTAGCAAGTCATGGCCCACTGGACGAACGAAAAGCTCATGGCAAAGGTCTTGCCCGAGCGGATAGCGCCATCGGCAATGATGCCGTTGTAACCGCTGTATGCGCTCTGCGGTGTCCACCAGCAAAGAACCATCTTTTGCCGCTGGCTGAGGGCTTTCCAGCGAAAACCGTTACTTTTCCGCATGGTCGGCCTCTTCCTCTGGCAGCATCTCCACATCATCCGGCGGGCTGATGTCTGCGGCAGCATTCAATGCCTTTATCAAACCATCATCGTGACGCTCTTCCTGCTCCGCTTCTTTCGGCTTATCGTTCCAACCAAAATTAACTTGCAGGCTGAATCTTGCGCCGCCGTTTCCGTCACGATCATAGAGCCGTTCTTCGGCGTATCTCTCGCACCGTAGTTTCGCGCGCGTTATCGTGTCAGAAAACTCAGCTTTTCCTTGATAGTCAATCAAAGATTGCCGAGACTTAAACCCCAATGCTAAAGCCAAGCCAGTGACTGTTTCTGGGCGTTCGTCGATTTTTATCACGTTCCCGTATTTGTCTAAAACAGGCTTTCCGACTTCGTCTTCTAGGACGGTCCCTTCACAGCTTTTGAAGAACTCTTCGATTTTTTTCTCAAGTTCTTCTTTGCTCTCAAAGACGGGCGGTCTGCCTATCCTTTTGTTTTTGCTGTAGGCCACCGCCACCACCTCTCTAAACCCATGCAAAAGAAAAACCGCCCGGAAATCCGAACGGTCAAAATCGAATGAGCCGCCAGCTGGATTTGAACCAGCACCCACGAAATGGATGTGCGCAGTGGTTGGCTGTGCAGTGATGTTTCCGTGGTGTCACCAGCGTTGTCCCGCCTTAAATGGGCGGCGCTCTCCCAGTTGAGCTATGACGGCATATAAGCAGCAACGCCGTAATCTGTTTTTACCGGACAGTAAGACGTTGCCGCTGCATCCGGAACTTTCGCGGCCAGATGCCCCGCTATTCTCTGCATGCCGTCCCCCGGTCATGCAAAGTCTGGCACTCCAGGCAGGGCTCGAACCTGCAACCTGCGGTTTTGGAGACCGCTGCTCTACCACTTGAGCTGCCGGAGTATAAAAAGCCGCCCTTGGAATCGAACCAGCCGTGCCTACACACACGCACCGCGCTCCACATTGCGCTCAGGCGGCCATATAGCAAATAAAAACAGCCCACGGTTCGCCGCCGGGGCTGCTTGAGTTGACGCACATCCTGCGGGGCATGCTGGCCCGCTCGGATTTCCGGTGCTGCTGTTCACGGGCGGAGGTTTCAGGGCGTGGGCAAGATTTCAGGAATCCCACACCCACCCGCACACCGGTGGTGAATCACTCCATGCGTCAGACATGCCGCGTTACAGACTTTGCGGCGTTCGGTGCGATGTCGCGGAGTCGAACCACATCCCATCTCCCGGGTCGGTAGGGTGCCCCAACGCACACCTCGCATAGAAGCAGCCCGCAAAGCACGGTGTCAAAGCGAAAAAAGCGTTAAGCGGCATGAACGAAAGGAGAATCCGTACGGGGCCGCACTTTGGAAGCTGCTGAGAAGCGGCGCACCGCTTTGCGCGGCTCCGCTTGTAACCATTTTACCACACTTTGATTCACATGTGTTTCACAACAACTCAAATAAAGCGTAGAAATCAAAGCGCTTTCAATGGTCGTTTTGTACATCCTCCCAGATTTCTGCCAAGGCATCAAACCCCTCGTGGATGTAGGTGGAGACCGAATTGTCTCTGGACAAGCCCACGTCCACCGCGATCTTCTTTTGGGGCTTCAGGTCGATATACCAGCCGCAGATGCACTTTGCTTGCTTTTCAGACCGAGCAGACCCGCTCAGGCAGTAGGCCCGCCGGGCAGCTTCGATGCGCAGTTCACAGAGATCAAGCTCCATCTGCTTGAGGTTCCGCTCTTCTGTGTCGATTCTCTCCACGGCAAAGCCTACTTTGTCACCAGCTCCACCGCCCATCGGCATCCCGCTCATGCTCTGGGTGCACTTTTCGGCAGTGTCCCGGATGCGCTGGATCTTCTGCTTCTGGGCCTCGACCTGCTCCGCCAGATCTCTGCACTGCTGAAACCACGCCTTGACGGTGCGGTAGTCCGGCAGTTCCGGCTTGTTCGTGTCAGGTGTCCAAGTTTGAATCATGGGTGTTCCTTTCCTCAAAAAGGCTACAATATTCCGGTGCGTAATCATAGCCGCGCTCTATTTCTGCCTTGCACACATACCTGTACGTTACACCGTTTTCTGGAAATTTCCGTTTCAGATGCGCGCATCGATCACACAATCCAGTTTTTTCTTTTTTCTTGAAGGGATTCTTGAAGTCAAAGAAAATCCCCCAAATAACAGCGGCAACCCAAAAGATTAAAACAATAATTCCCACAATTTGCGACATGGTTCATTTCTCCATTTCTTCGATCCAGATTTCTGCTCTGGGGTTTTTCTTGTCGTAATCCACCCGGCTGCCATCGTGGGCGGCCACGATCTGGCTGTTATCGTCCGCCAGAACCTTGGCCTTCACCAAAATGTCAGTTGTCGCCTCGATGAGGTTTGCAAGGTCAACCTTGCGCCTGGTGGCCATGTAGTACACGCACCGCACGTTCACGCGGGCTGTGATGGGGTTGTAAGGCCGCTTGATCTGCCACAGGCACTTTTCCTGATACTGCATGAATGCCTCGCTGGGGGCCACAATGCGGCGGTTTGCGTTGGCCTTGAGAATGCGGGCGGAATTTTTCTTTGTGCGGGGGTCGCCGTAAAGGGTTATCTTCATGATACGTGCTCCTTCAGCCACTCGATGCTCATGTCGTGGTCGATAAACATGAGCGTCAACCAACGGTCGCAGGCAAGCCCCATGTAGGTGTAAATCAACTCCATATCATCCTCGGAGAAATCGGTATCCAGAAAAGCATTGATGCCGTCCCTCATATATTTGTGGAACTTTCGATTTCTCCACTCCTGTGAATATGGTGCGGTTTTAAATGCCGCCCGTGAAAGCCACTCCAGCACTTTGGCCTTGATGGCATCTTCCGTTCCGATGTTTTCCAGAATAATATACTGGTTTGTCCTCGGATGGACAATAAGCTCGTTCCGGTCTGTAATATAACTTCCCGGAAAGCACCTTTGGAGCTTGGCAATTGATTTTTCAATGTCGGTCATTTTTCAGCCTCCCACGGTAGTTTCGGAAGCGGCATCCAAACGCGGACAGCCTCCGGGTTCTCTCTGGCGTACTGTAAGGACGTAGCGACCGCACAATGGGCACCGGCGTGGGCGATCAAAACGCGGCCGCAGCAGTCGCCGTCTTCCTCCTTTGGAGGCTCCTCTGCCGTGTAGCGCCAGCGCTGGGCATCCGCCGCTGCCGTCGTGGTGTTTTCCACAACGCAAACAAGTTGCTCCACCTCGTTCTCCATGTCCGGGTTATACCATCCGCCCAGGATTTCCGGGGCCAGATCGCGGATTCTCTGGATCACGTCCTCCGCGTAGACCATACGTTTTTCGCTCATTTCTTCGTCTCCTCAAAAATCCCAGTCGGAAGGAACGCCGAGACGGCATTCTCCATCGCCATCGTTACTGGTCGGCTTATCGAACGGGCAACCTGGGCAACCTTTCCCGGCTGCCAAATGGCAATGGCAAAAATCCATCAAATAATGGGCCATGTCCTCCGCGCTCATAATGTCGGTTTCAGGGTTGGATTTCACTTTGCTCTCATTTGGCTCATACTCACCTGACAGCACCAAAGCCATAGCCTCGCAGATGATCGTCGCTTTAACCCGTTCGAGGTTATCAAACGAAAGATCCTTGGGCTTGTCCTTGCGCTGGCCAGCAGTCTTTTGCATCATCATCTGGCGCAGTTCCATGCATGCTTCTTTCAGAACAGGGTAATTGGCTTTCATCCCGCCCATCTGCATAAAGCTCCACATGGTGTCCAGCATTTCGTTTTCCCAGTGTTTCAGCAAAAGATATCCCGCCCTTCCTGCATCCGTTGGAAGGTTTCCTTGTAGGAGTAGACCTTTGCCGGGACGAACTGCATTGTGTTTGCATCCGCCAGCATCACAACGTCCTCATGCTTCTCGATCAGCTGGCGAAGCTCTTTCATGTAGGCCACCAGCCCGCAGGCATCCGAATGCGAAACGCCGCGGCCCATCAGCTGCTTGATAAACTGTTTCTGTGTCATACAATCACCCCCATTGTTCTGACATTGCTTTTGCAATGCCGGGAAACGTTTTTGCTCGATTTTTTGCACGGTTAGCGGTAAACATGCCCTTGCTGCGTTCATCGTGCTTGTGTGCATATGAGCCGGACGGGCACCATGTAGCCTCAGGCTCCACGATATCGGTCGGAAGCAAAGTCGGAAGTCCCTTCAGCCAAAGGCATGTTTTCTTGCTGTAGGGGTGTCCATACTCATACGGCTGTATGGCCTGTGTATATGGCGGCAAACAAAAAACTCTGCTCGGTATAGGATTCTCTACGCAAATTTTCGGGACGTCTGCCCACCAAAACCGCATGAACAAATCGCGGCCCTGAATTCCGAGCATCACGCGATCAGCCTGAAGCTGGTGTCCCTTCCAGAGATGCCTTGCTCCGGCGTTGCTCAGATATGTGCAAGGCGGGTGTGCAATGAGCAAGTCCCACTTTCCTACATCATGCTCTACGCCGTCCATTGTCACGATTCGCCCCCCTTCAAGAGCCTTCAAAGCATCTCCCAGAATATGCCACTCAGGGTGTCCGCCGGACGGCTCCTGAATATCGCAGGAGTAGGCTTCGTGACCACGAGCCCGAAACGCCTTGCATACTTCCTGCGATTCCTCGCAGGCGATAAGCACTTTCATGCGCTTCTCTCCTTTGATGGTTTCTGCGGATACTGCCACTCCACCACATGGTGGATGGTGCCGCCATAGTCAGGGTTCAACCAGCCGTTGAACCCGTAGCAGTCCTTCATGTAGACACCGACCTTGTAGCCCTCCTCTTCCGTGTACAAGAGAAGCTGTTCGCTCACGTCGCACTCAAGAGTGCCCTCGCATTTATTCTCGTCCACCTCGTGGTGCAGCAGCGGGATCTCACTGGCCGGGTGCCAGTTCAGACAGGTACATTTAGGGTGTGCGGTAGGTGCCGCATTGACAAGTTTTTCCACGTACTTCAGCGCGGTTGCCACAATGTATGTCGAGGCCGCCTCACGTTTCTCAGCCTCGATAATCCATTTTTCAAGATGCTGAATCACATCCTCCGCATAGATCAGGCGTTTTTCAGCCATTTTGATCAACCTCCTTCGGAGGCAAGGGCATCCAGCCCACAACCGGATAATCAACCCTGTTGTTAAAAACTTCGTCCGGATTAAAGTGCCGATACTCCCACCAGCCTTCCGGGATACGATAATCGTCCTGTTCTTCGTCGTAAAGGCCCCAATCCCAAAGATCTTCCCAGTAAAAAGCGCTATTTTGGGACAAGACATTACCGTTCTCATAGTGTGCCGTTGTAATCCCATAGCCGCTAATCGAATTGCAGTACAGAATCAGCACTTCTTCTTCAACCTTCGGCGGGTCCTTGTCAGGACTACGCCATGCGGGAATCATCTTTTCCAGGTCGATGGTGGGAGCCTCGCTCACCATATCTGCGCAACATTCAGCGGTGCTTTCGCACTCGTTTGTGGTTTCACGTCCAATATACCGGGCGTATTCTCGCATTTCTTTTTCAAGATGGGTTGCATCAATCAGGCGTTTCTCATCATAATTGCACTTCGGTCCACACATTGTCCGTTTCCCCCTTCTTGTACTCGTACTCATCTATCGGTAACGGAAAATCCTCAGCTTTTGTGCCCGCATTTTTCATCTTAGCTCCGCACCCGCCGCAAAAAGCATCCGTAAGGCAGGAAATGTGATGACACAACTTGCAGCGGAAGTGCTCGCAGCTAAATCGGTGAGGGTTCAGCTCCCACTCAGACACAGGCCGCAGGCTTTCGGGGTCAATGGTGGGTGCATCCTGAATCATCTGCGCAATAGCGTCGGCCATTCCGCTGTGCCTTTCGAGTGTGCTCCCATTCGTCAGCCCCATGCGGGACACGTCCTCGTACAGTGCGTTTGCGTCGATCGGTCGCTTATCCGTCATAGGGCACATCCTCCATCCTGAATCCACACATCGGGCAAAACGGCGTTTTGAGGCCGCACGGGTTCACCTCGCCACATTCCGGGTTCGCACAGCGCGTTGCAGGCACAGACCACGAGCCGCTTTCCCCGGCACAGACCTCATAGGAGCCGGGAATTTCTTCCCAGTGCGCCACCGGCCGCAGCGTCTTCGGGTCAATGGTGGGCAGATTGCCAAGATCGGACAGCTCGTCGCTGATGCTCTCGCAATACAGGGTGTCAGCATCTTTTCCTTTCGCTTCTTCCTCTGCAAGGTCTTTTTTCAGGATGTTTTCCAGCTCGCCAACATCGACCAACCGGATAATCTTCTTATTCTCAGCCATGTGTCAAAACCTCCGTTCTCTTGACATGTATGTCCCGGTACTCCGGGTAGTGGTCGCCCGCCATCTGGCAGGCGTGAAATTCTGCGGCCTGCTGGCTGCTGGCGGTCAGACGGTAGGTCAGGGCCGCGTCTCCTACCGGGCCGCTACACAGCACAACAACGTGATATTTAGGCACTCTTCGCCTCTCCTTTCTTGCGCAAAGGCCTGCGATTTGCAGCGTTTTTGAGGAAATCGGGGGCTTTTGCTGCATCTTCTGGGGGCCGCGTGACCAGTTTGTCACGCCCCGCCCCGATGGGGTTTGTCTTGCGGTACTCTTCCACAGACGTGCAGCCCTGCCGGGCAGCTTCCGCCAGCGCCTTGCGGACATAGGCCCAGCTGTGGCCGCCCAGATCCTCGCACTTGCGGATGATCTCGGTCACAAGGTCAGCACCCAGGCGCTCAACGTAAACGGGCAGCTCTTTTTTGCCTGTTTCGCTCAGCTTTCCGATACGGCCCCGGAATTCTTCAAAAACAATGGTCGTCGTCAAGTCGTCTCGCGCATCCGCGCGCGTGTCGGAGTCTACGATAGTAGACGACGACTGTACTTTGTACTTTGTACTTTGACCTTTGTACTTTGGTGTGCATTTGGTTTCTGCCGGTTTCTCCGGAAAACCATTTGGTTTCTCTCGGTTTTCTGCAATAACCATTTGGTTTTTCTCGGTTTTCTTGGGTCTGCCGCCTTTACTGCCAGATTCTCTATGAGACAAAACAGAACGTTGATATGTTTTAATATTCTCGTCCATGAACGGTCGAAGTGCCACAAAAGCCATCTGTTCCAGAGGTTCCAGTCCATCCGGTTCCTCTCCGTGCTCCACATACCGCCGCATCTTGGTGACGGTATTTTTGTACTGCTCAGGTGGAAGAATATCCAAAATCACAAATTTGTCGAATGGAATCATCAACGCTTTCGGCCTGATTTCATCGTCCACGGTGCACCTCCTTCCTTACACGCCCGTATAGCCAGATAGCACAGCTGGGAGGTCAGAACGGGAGATCGCCGTCGTCTGTGATCTCTGCGAAATCATCCACGGAACCCTGCGAGAAGTTCTGTGCCGCCTGCGGGGCGCTGTAAGAGGCTTTTGCTTCGGAAGTGTAGTTTTCCGTCTGCTGGTCGAAATCGCGCACAGCGGGCTTGTCTGCCGCCTTTGGGCCGCAAAAGCTGACGTTGTTTGCCAGAACCTCCACTTTCGTGCGGTTGCTGCCCTGCTTGTCCTGATACGAGCGGGTCTGGATGCTGCCGTCAACGGCGATCATGCTGCCCTTCTGGAAGTACTTGCAGATAAACTCTGCCGTCTGCCGCCAGGCAACGATATCGATGAAATCGGCCTTGCGCTCCTCGCCCTTCGGGGTGTATGTACGGTCAACCGCAATGCTGAAGCTGCACACGCTGGTGCCGTTCTGGGTGGTCTTCAGCTCCGGGGTATGGGTCAGGCGGCCCATCAATGCTACGATGTTAAGCATGCGTCAATCCTCCATCTTCTTTCGGCTGCTTTTTGGCGCATTCCATGCACAGGATACGCCCGTATTTTTTCTTACTCCGGTCAGCCGCCTGCTGGGCAGTGACCTTTTCGCCCTTGTAAGTGAACCCTTTCACGGGCTTCCCGCAGCTGGCGCAGGTGGGCTTTGCCGGGGACGGTGCTGTGGGCCTGTCGTACTTGGTCGTATCTTTCTCCAAGTAAACATCCGCGCCAATGCCCAGGGCCTTGCAGGCCACGCTCTGCGCGTCCGTGTAGGCCTTTTTATAGGCTTCGTCATCCGTGCGCTTGCCGTCTTTTTCTGTGGAGATCAGCATCGAGCCGCCCACACCGGGAATCGGGGCACTCCATTCGTTCTTTTCCCCGCTCTCATCGAGCTGCCGGATGTAAAGATTGGTGCAGCAGTGCACCATGATCTCTCCGTTTACCCCGGGCTTTTCCTCAAAGATGGGCGGATCGAACCGCCAGCCAATGCCAGCAGGGCCGAAAAGCTCTGTCAGCTTCTTGACCCTCCACATGGGATTGATGTCCGTCATCCCCTTCAGGCGGCCGCCGCCGATCTGCTTCCGCGCTTCCTCGGGCACGACACGGGCGCTTTCATAAATGGTCATTTTATCCATGTTTGTACTCCACCTCTCTGCATCCGTGCTCCCGGCACATGCTCTCCAGTTCAGCGTAAGAGCTGTTGTATGCTGTCTCTGCACCGTATGCCAGATCCTTGGCCAATCCGAAGCAGTCCGACTGTGACAGCACGATCTCCACCGCATAGACTGCGCGGCCCAATGCTCTGGCCGCTTCCTGGCAGATGTGCACATAATCAGCCTGATCCTCGCCCGTGTATTCCCTGTCCGGGTGCAGCCTCATATACGACTGCCCACCGGCAACTGCCTTCTGAACCGTGCCGCAGCACCGGGATGCATCGCCCAGCTTTGCCAGAGCGTCCAGAATCAGCGCCAGCTTCCATTCCGGAATATTGGCCGCATAGTTCAGGCAAATTTCTTTTTTTTTTTCATCACACTGCATAAGGATCACCTAATAGATACCGGCTGCCCGGAATCGTCCATGACAAGGTACGTGAGCGTCGGGTCAGTCTTTTTGAGCTGATCCGCATACTGTTCCGCGTCCTGCACACACCGGAAAGGGATCTCGTTCAGGAAAGCCATATCTGCCCTGTAGATCTGAACGGTGCTCATTTGCGCCACCTCCCGTTTTTCCATGCCCGCCAGACAAGAAAGACCACGACCAGAACGTTAAATCCGATCCATAAGGTCAGCCCACGGGCCACCGCCTTTGCCGCCGGGGTGGAAAGTGCTTCCACGGCCCGGAACAGCAGCTCTGTTTTACTCACTGTAAAATCTCCTTTCGTTCAAAAATACTTTGCTTTGCCTTTGCTACGCGCGTCTCCGCCTCTATTTGCATTTCTTTGCCTTTGCTCTTCAGCGCGAATCTGCTCTACTCCGTTGCGCATCTATTCGTATCTATGCCTTAGCGAATCGTCGCGCATCCGTGCCTTTGCCCCGCGCTGCACTGCAGTGACTACCTGTGCCCCTGCTGAGCAAACTTGTCAGCACAATGCCGTTGCCGAGTTCTGCGCACATATCCGCGCCTTCGCAAAGCTGTTACAGGCTATCCAGCGCCTTTGCAAATCATATCATTGCCGTAGCAGATCAAATCCTATCCATGCAATGCCGTTGCTCAGTCGATGATGTCAAAGGTAAAGCGGCCCTTGCCGCTGTTTCTCCACTGGCCGATGCCGCGCAGAACGCCGTAGTCCAGCCACTCCAGAACCGCATTCTCGAGCGATTCGTCCATGAGAAGGATCTCAAACTCGCAGGTGCTGCCTGCCGGGATTTCTTCACTGTTGGCAAGGCTCACACGCTCACCCTGGGCCGTCTGGGCACGCAGGGGGCGCTGGCAGTCGCTGATCTTTCCGTTGACCTTGATGGGGATCATGCGGGGCTGCGGGAAGATCAGGCCGTCGATGACCTTCTTGTAGGCGGAGAGCTTGCCGCTCTCGTTGACGGCCCGCTTCTTACCCGTTTCGGTCTTGCCGCCCACTCGGGCCAGCATACCGCAGGAATCCTTAAAGAATCCCTTGATTTGGTAATCATATAGAACCGGCTCTCCGTTCTCGTTGCGGGGAAAGACGGTCATGCCCTTGTCTGCCACGGCATCCGCGCCCAGAGCGGCCACCTCATCCTCGATCGTGGCAGCATCCGGGCTCTTGCTGGCGATAAAATCCCGGGCGACGTTCTGGTTGGAGGGCCAAGTGCCCAGCACCGGCTCCAGGAAGGTGATCTTGACTTTCAGAATTTTGGTTTTCATGCTGATTTCTCCTATATCTTGTGGTTTGTGCAATTCAAAACGCACTATCTTGCGTACAGCAGGTTTCCCAGAGCGTCCCGCACCTGGATCATCTCGTAGTGCCGGATGTTCTCGTCTGCCCAGTGCTGGGCCTTAACGCTGGCGGGCTCCCCGGGGTATTCGTCCGGCGTGAGCGGGTCTGTGAACTGCCTGACATCGCAGCCCCGAGGGTTCTTGCGGTAGGCGTAAGCATATACAGTCATGCTCATGCGCCCCTCCGATTCTGCCGGTAACCCGGCTCCTCGGTGCGGGCGTGGGTACGGTCAACGCGGCCATAGCGGCGGGCGTTCTGCTCACGATCCTGGGCGGCAAATCCCAGCCGCAGGAACATCACCGCTGCCAGCACCAGGCACAGGGCCGTGGCAAACTGGCCGTCGGAGATGGTGCTGCCCGTCTGTGCACTGCCCTCGATGCCCATGCCGTACAGCAGACTTGCGGCACCGCTGGCAGCAGCCAGCCAGTACCAGATGCGGGATTTGATCTTCATGCGGATTCTCCTTTCTCAAGTGAGGGGAAAAACAGTTCCCCGATCTCATTCTGTCTGATGTCAAGCAGTTCACACATTGCTGTGATCTCTGCGCTTGTCCACGGATTGTGCCCGTTCATCCGGGCGCTCATGGTGTCCCGGCCAATACCGAGATGGTCAGCGACCTCCTGATCGCGGTAGCCGCAGCTGTGGAACCGGCCCCGAAGTTTCCAGTACGGAATCTGCCGGAAAGTGCCCTGTACGACCTTCATCATGCTTCAACCTCTTTTCTTTGATGTGTGCCAGCCGTGCAGGCATGGTCAGTGCCTCACTTCTTAGAGCTGCCAAAGCTGCCAATGAGCAAGAGCGCGATCCACGCCGCCGTTCCGACGGCCCAGGTGAACGTCCAGTGCATCAATGAGCAGATGGCCCACACGGCGGCGCAGGTAACGCCCCACGAGATGCCCAGAAGAGTGGCAAACGCGATGATGATCGCTAGTGCTTCACCCATTGTTCCGCGCCTCCTTTGCGGAGCTCGCAGATGCCTGTGCCGCTGAGTCCGCGCACCACTTGCCCGCCGGGGCGGTCTTGCGGGGGTCTACCTGGGTTGCTGCAGCTTCGTCCTCTTCCAGCAGCTTGTTCAAATCGGCCAAGAACTGGCCGCACATATCTGCCTGCGAAAGCTCTGCAGGCCGGATGATAAAGCCTGTGTAGATGGCTGCTTTCGTTTTGTAATAGTCTTCGAGATACTGGTACTTGCCAATCAGCTGGCAAACTTTATCACGCATCGTGGTTTTCATAAAGATCCTCCTTGCATCAATGACGCATAACAATGTTGGACGAATGAACCAGATAGGTCACACCGTCAATCACAACCTGAAGCTGGTCGCCTTCATAGTCGCGCCAGCTTTCGACATTGCCCTCGACAATCGTTCCGTCGGGCATTTTCAGCTGCGCCCAGCTGTATTCATAGGTCAGGTCAATAACCTGCTTATTGCATCCGGCCATCAGCAAAGCGCTTGCCAATACGGACGCTACGCCAACAATAGCTTTTTTCATGCTTTCTCCTCCTTTACAGTCCATGCAGTCAGCGTCATGTCACGCACCCCTTTCAAACGTGGTCTGTTCCACATTCTCTTTGTGGTCGATGCTGGGCGTCAGGCCAATGGCCTTGAGCTGCTCATAAATGAACCGCTGGCCCGCTTCCGTCCAAACGGTGGTGTTTGGCGTGGTGATCTTTCCACTGTTGTGCTCAAACGGACGGCCTTTGCGGTTTTTGGTGTAACCTTTTCCGCTATACTTTGCGTATAATACCCACTGCCCGTCGCTGTTCTTCCACTGGATTTTCAGCCCGTGCAGGATGCTGTTCAGCTTCTCGCCGCTCATGCCGTAATCCTTTGCAATGCTGGTAGCCGTCCGGCAGTTATCGCCAATGCAAACGGCCCTGGCATACTCTGCATCTGGCTTCAGGTCGCTGTTCTCAGCCAAAAGCTGTTTGTTTACGGCCTTGAGCTGGTCGTTCTGCCTCTGGGCGATAAGCACCGCACGGCGCATGACCGCCTCCGGGCTGTTCCATTGCGCCTCCACGGCCAAGAAATACTGCCGGGCCTGCTTGCCACGCTCGTTGCGCTGAATCATGCAGAGCTCTTTGGCCATTGGGATGGTCAGCTGATGGTCGTCAATCGTGCGTTCCACCTCTCGGTTGCCTTCCGACTGAACTCGTACATTTTTGTACGGGTTGAAATCTTCACCCTCGGTAAATCCATATTCGACCATGCGCGGGAACCAAATGCGATAAGGTGTGTTGACTTCCAAGAATTCGTGCAGCTCCCGGCCGCTCACCGTGGGGCGCTCCGGGTTGTCGTAGCTAATGGGGATGAGATTGCTTAATTCGCTCATGCCGTTTTGTCCTCCTTTTCCTTGATGATCTCGCTGACGGCAGTTTCCATCTTTTCCCGAATGCCGGGAGGGTTGCGCTTGCTGTTCAAAATCAGTGAGCAGTAGCTTCTCGAAAACCCAAGATGCTTTGCTACGTCGTCTACTGTAATCTGGTTGTTGTGCATCCGGCCTACTAAACGGCCTGTCCATTTTTCAGGCACCTTCACACCTCCTTTAAAACGTAAGTTGAAACATAATTGACAACGGCGCACCGATTCGCTATACTGTTCAAGGCTCCTAGTTAAACTGATTCAAAAGGAAGGTGATTTCATTGACCCAACTTTTGAGCCAGCCAGTTCCAGACACGAGCAAGTGCGTTATGGTGACAAATCGGTGAAAAGTCTGTCTGTGAAACAACCACAGGCAGATTTTTTCTTATCGCCGTGTCAAATACCAGTTGAAAAAGTTTACAAAGTGTGTTACTATGTAGTTGCAGACACATAGTAAAAAAGCTTAGGCGGTGCGACCCGCTGAGGCTTTGTGTTTTGTTAACGTTTTTAACTGACAACGCCATTATAGCAGTAACTAAAGTAACTTTCAATAGTTTTCTGTAAACTTTGTGAACTTCGACATACTGCACAAAAAGTTGGTGTATTTTATGGCATTTTACGAAAACTATTTGAAGCTGTGCGAAAAGGCCGGAAAAACACCATCTGCGGCAGCTCTTGAAATGGGGCTTTCAAAGCCGACAGTAAATCGCTGGAAAAAGGGCGGCGGAGCAACTGATGCCACAGCATTAAAGGTTGCATCTTACTTCGGTGTCACGGTCGAAGAGCTCACCGGAGAAGAGCAAAAAGAAAAGCCCAACACCTTAGATGGCATTGAGCTTGAAAAATTGTCACCAGCCCGCCGGGCGCTGCTGGAAGCGCTGGATGGCATGGATGACGAAAACATTATGAAAATTGTTCGGATTGCTCAGGCAGTTAAAAAGGAGCTTCCAGAGTGAGCATACATCTTAATAAAAAAGAACTTGAACTGCTGAAAGCCCTCGATCGGGAGTATCCCGGTGGTGTTGAGCGGACAAAAGAGCTGTTTCAAGACGCTACGGCGCTTGAAGAACTTGGCTTTGCAGAATCTTCTACAACAGGGTTTATGCAGTCCGGATTACGAATCACAGAAGCCGGAAAGCAATATTTGCGAGAGAAAAATGCAAACCGGTTTTCTGGGGCGATGAAAATAGTCGGCGGTATTGTCACCTTGATTTTGATTCCGGTTCTGGTGAATCTGATTTCAGATTATGTATTACCAATACTTTTCAAATAAGAACCACTCAATCGTCCAGACAAAGCGGTAAAAGATGTCCTCAACAAAAAAGCGACGGATCCGATGCTGGTTTTTGGGCTTGTACCAGTTTCCGTTCTCGTCCTGCTTCAAAATGTTCAGTCTACAATACAGCATAAAACCTCCGAATGACTTCTTGAAGTTGGTTTTCGGATAACGAAAGAATCTCACTGACGGCAAGATGCACAAGCTTGTCGTGCGATTCTTTTTCTTCAATTGTATCACATTTTGCAAACATTGTGCTATTTTCTTGCACTTTATTTTCCTCCTTTGGCAATTTCCTTGATAACTTAGTTTTTCGGCAGCGGGTTGGCTGCCTATTTTTGTATATGTGAGGTATGAACCATGAAAAGAAGAACCTTTCTTGCGCTTGGATTGACCGCGGCTTTGTCCCTCCCTTTTGCTATGTCTGCATTTGCAGATGATGTGCAATACAAAAACGGTCAGACCGTCGAATACTCTGGACACACGGACTTTGGCTATTTCTTTACTTATACTTCCGGTGACGGAAAAATAAACTACAAGTGCTTCTCTGTTGTAAACAATGGAGATCGGAAATATGCAGCCGTAAAAGAGGACCTGTATGATTATTACCAGGCTGCTTTGAATGACAAGGATTTAGTTTTCAAAGGGAACTACCAGCGCCGGGCCGATGATGGCGCTCCTGTATTCACTGCAATATGGGAAGTTGTAACGAATGATAAAGGAAAAGAGGTTTTAAGCGGGATTGAAAATTATGTAGCACCTGTGCTCTATCAACCCGGTACGACTCCTAATTTCAAATTGTTCAGCGACCTATATGATGATATCACTGCATCCGCCCCGGATGACGGCTCTTATATGACCATCGACACAAACCCCCTCAACATGAAAAACGGTTCTATTCTCTTCAACGATATGGCATTGGAACACATTCAGTTGACCAACAACGTGCTGGGTCTTCCCAGCTGGATTTATGAAGAGATGGGAAAAACTCGCGCTTTGGATGGCCGACAGAAAGAAGTGTTTGACCATGTGACGGTAACATGGACATACCATCCTGATCAGGGCCTTGAGGTAACATACAGAACCAACCAGTAAAAATGTTGAGGTTTATTTAATATGAAGTGTCCAAATTGCGGCTCAGAAGTTGGAAATGCAAAATTTTGCCCAGAATGTGGTACTGCGATTTCTGCATTAACTGACAGCAATTCATCAAAGGGAAAAGAAGAAAGTCCAAAAAGAAAACGGAAAGGGTGCGGGTGCTTAACCGTAATTGTTGTTCTCCTTGTGATTGCTATGATTGGCGGTTCCTCGTCAACCTCAAGCGGATCATCGGTATCAGCGTCAAGGTCAAGCACGTCTGTCAAATCGTCTGTTTCGTCCACGCCAGATTTGACAATGGGACAAAAGAACGCGCTCCGTTCTGCAAACAGTTATTTGAATGCTCTTGCATTCTCGTATGATGGTTTGATTAAGCAGCTTGAGTATGAGGGCTATTCCACTGAAGATGCCACTTATGCAGCAGACCATTGTGGAGCTGATTGGAATGAGCAGGCCGCAAAAAGCGCAAAAAGCTATTTGAGCTCGATGTCTTTCTCTCGTTCCGGCTTGATTCAGCAGTTAGAATATGATGGCTTTACGCCAAGCCAAGCTGAATATGGCGCAACTGCAAATGGATATTAAATTGCAAATCCGTTTACAACCGCATTATACAACCATTGATTGTATATCGTCAAGCGTAAAAAATGCGCAAAACAATTTAAAAATTTATTCATTTGCGTTGAAGCGTTAAAATTTACGCTGACTTTTGCACGTTTTACGCTGAATACGCGCAAAATATGCGCGTTGTTATTCGCGGTTGCAAGGATGTTGCAAATTTTGCAGCAGATCAGCAGCCAGCGCCCCGCCGGGCTCACCGGCTGCGTTACGCAGGGCTTGCACCTCCGGCAGGGCCTTATCTTGAATGTAAGCGCGAGCAAGACGCTGCTGCTCCGGGGTCATATCCAAATAGCAGGCCAGCAGGGCACGGGCATGGGTGCGAAAGTGTGACAGATTTTTCATAACTCATTCCTCCCAGGGTGCAGGGGTGCGGTCGGTGCCGGTCAGGATACTGGCGGGCATTCCATCGATGATGGTCATTTCGGTTTCTTTACCGTTTCTTTGCTCAAAATCCATTTTGCTTTCTCCTTTCTTTTGTGCACATCTACGATTTATAAACCAAATTCTACCATGCGCCGTTGGAAAATAAAATACGGATAAAATTTGTCGAATGGCGCAGATTTTTTCTGCGCCATTTTTTGTTAAAAATACGCCGATATTATGGGGGTGAAAGTATGAGTTATTTTACGGCGAGCCAAATCGGGAAAGCGCTTGCAAAAGCACGGGTGTCTGCGGGATTGAGTCAAGCGGAGATCGCAAGGCGCATCGAAAAAGGAGAGCGCACCGTGCAGAGCTGGGAAAAAGGATGCACCAGCCCGGACAGTGACGAGATCATGGATTGGTGCACGGCGTGCGGGGTGTCTCCCATATCTGTTTTCATGGAGATGACCCACCCGGATCTGTACAAAGTGCCGGATGACGGCAAGGCCGACGATGAGCTAAACGCGGAGTTGCTCCGTCTCGTGGTAAATCTGCCGCCGCTGACGAAAAGGCTACTCCTCTTCATACTGAAAGGCAGTCACGGCAGCAGCCCGCCTGCTGTCATATCGGAGATAGCTGCAAACTTGCACTGCCCGCTCAACAACAGGGCAAGCGTGTGCGGGACCATCATAGACCAGTATACCTATGCGCAGATCGCGGGCCTTGACCCATGCCCGGACGCTCCGCAGCCTCCCATTGACGACCTGAAGATCAACTACAAGGCCGGAAGAGCCGCTGCTGAAAATGGCGCATTCGGATATATCGGGCAGAAAAAGAAGTAAGCCATGAAATGCGTGAGACCATGCTGCAGGAAAGAGATCCCGGATGGTGCTTCTTTTTGTCCGTGGTGCGGGAAGAAACAGCCGGAAGCCGCCCCGCAGCAAAGAAAAAAGCGCCGCCGCCCAAAGGGCAGCGGCACAGTGTACCCTTGTGTATGGAGGTGTGGATTTTATGAAAAAACGGGTCAACACGGCATTTTGGGTGGAAAAGGAAAAGCGCTGGTGCATCGCGGTTCAGAAGAACGGCACCCGCAAGCGGTTTTACAGCAGCACGCCGGGCCGCACCGGCCAGCGTGAAGCAAACGCAAAAGCGGATGCATGGCTTGATGATAGCATCCGGGACGGGAAAAAGAAGGTCAGCGTCCTTTATTCAGAGTGGGTGGAAGAGCTGAAGCTGACTTGCGGGACGTCCTATGTGACACAATGCCAGCGTTACGGAGACTGCTACATCCTGCCGACCTGTGGGAACATCCGCATTGACGAGTTAACCGAGGGCGATCTTCAAAAGGCCATTGACGTTTCGTTCCGGAAGCGCTCACAGAAAAAGAACCAGCGCAAGCCCATCTCAAACCAGCCGTTGAGCCGAAAGACGCTTATGACGATCCGGGCTGCGGAAACCGCCTTTGTCAAGTGGTGCCGAAGAAACAAGTACACGACGCTCCACCCCGACCTGTCTATCCCGAAGAATGCCAGGATGGGGAAACGCACGATCTTGCAGCCCACCGCCTTGAAGACCCTGTTCAGCGTAGACACCCGCACCTACTATGGGAAGCCGGTATTTGATGAATATATCTACGCCTACCGCTTTGCAGTTGCGACTGGCCTACGTCCCGGAGAGCTGATTGGTCTCTGGTATGGTGACATCAAGGGGAATACGGTCAACCTTCGGCGCAGCATCAACGTGCACCGGGAGCAGACCACCGGAAAGAATGAAAACGCCATCCGCTCTTTTGACATGGGAAAGGAAGCACGGGATGCCTATGAGGCGCAGGTACAGCTTCTAAAGGCTCAAGGCATACTGCTAAACTACAATACCCCGCTGTTTCAGATCCCGTCAGAGCATACGCTCTATCGCCGCTGGGAATCGTATCAGGAGGCAAACAGGCTTGAGCCGAAAGTCTCACTTTACGAGCTGCGGCACACTTTTGTCAGCGTTGAATCAAGCGTCCTGACTGACAGCCAGCTAAAAATGCTGGTTGGTCACAGCAAGAACATGGACACTGCCGGAGTGTATCGGCACGAGCTTGACGGTCAGAGGGAAGATCTTGCTGCCGCTACCACCGCGGCATTCAGGAAGGCTCAAGGGTGATTCTGGTAACACATTTGGTAACACTCTTTTTTGTAAACGTAGCAAAATACATGGGCTACAAACCAACCACACTACCTTTTTAGCAAGTGTTTAGGCGCGTTGCAGATATGCTTTTGACGTTACTCAATCATTTTTTGTTGTTCGACCCCCACTACCCGCATAAGAGAAAAAGCGCGATGAGTTCTCAGAATTCATCGCGCTTTCTTTTATATAATAAAT